GCGGCCAAGTTGCGTATCTGGCAAAGTAGCAATCGCCTTTAGACCGTGAGCGTCTTCGACCAACTGCAAAGTGCCAGCACGGGTAGAACCAAGTACTTGCCCGGTGTCGTGATTCCACAAAAGTTTCACGTCATTACGAGCAGCGAGTGAACGCTTGAACGCTCCAGGTGCAACATACTCGGTGAACTTACCACCGATAGGTTCTGAAGGGCTATTGAATACGCTGGCATAACCTTCAAAAGTCATACCGTCTGCACTAGTCGCGCGTAGTTCAACGTCGACATGGTTCACGCGGGTTTCAATTTTTGAACCGCGTTCTTCAGATAATGGCACTTCCTGTACAGGCTCGAGCTTGCGAACAATCATCTCGGCAGCCTTAGCCCACTTGGTAGCGGTTGAGTTCATTTGAACCATAGGCGTACCATCGGCGTTTACGTTTACGTTAGGGGTTGCGTTAGCCGGGGTGGTATCAATCTCGGCTGGCTTCTCGTTGCCTTCGCCAGTCTGACCTTCTGCCACAGCGTGAACATCCACCTGGTAGTTTTTCGCAAAAGAATCGCCAACGATAGCGCGCAACTGCCATTGGTTTTTAGCGTGAGCATCCTGGCGCTCGGCTAGGAAATTAACGATGCCCTGCTCGTCAAGTTCATCGGCAACCTGCAAAGCGTGAACCACAGATTCCAGAACATCCTCGTTAGCCATGTACAAAGAACGACACATCTCTAGCGGATCGCTTGAATCGGTAGGTTCGATTTCATCGACAGACTCGAGGTAATCGCTTAGCTTGATAGGGGCATCGAAATTAAGTTTGCGAATGTTCTCCGCAATCGGGTCAATAGCATCATTTGCATCGGTGTAAATCTCACCAAAAAATTCGTGGTACTGCGCGAAGTTAACACCGCGTACGTTCCAATGGAATCCGTGAGCAAGGAACTTGAAATTAACGGTATCGCCGAGCAAGTCCTTTAGGCGTAGTGCCAAGTCTTCTTTGGTACATGGCAAGACCGCCACGCCATTAAGGGTAGTGCTGTCGTCTACGGCTGGATACTGGTCTGCTGGATTCATTTCACGCTTTACAGGTAGTCGGGTCGGGTCAATGACGGGAATGCCCAGCGACGCATAAGCCGCGCGCGCACCGCCATCGTTATCAATCGCAAGAGTCACATCGTAATTCTTGAGTAGTTCTTGTGCAGTATTCTTTTTGAATTCAATCGACTTCGCAGAACTACCGAGGTTGTTCATGTAAAGATGATCGTAATCCATTCCTAGTTTAGCCAATTGCGCGACAGTCTGCGCGCGGTTTACTTCTAAGCGGCCAGTAACTAGCATGATGCCAACGTTTTGTTGCGCAACAAAATCGGCGGTATCGGCAATCAACATACCGTTGTGAATCAGGGTATCGTCGATATCGCAAATAAGTACCTGGTTGTTACCGTCGCCACCGTCGCGACCTTCGCCAGAAGTACCTGCAAAGAATTGCCCCATCGGGCGCAGACCTTCAGCCATAGAAACAGCAATCATTTGGTCTGTTGCATCTTGCTTAGTTTCATGACACGCAACAGTTACAGGCTTGTTATCTTCAAGCTTGATAACAGCCCAGCCTTTGCAATCCGCTTGCTTATCTGAAATGTAGTAAGGCATTAGTGGTCAATCCTTAGCCATGAAACAGAACAAGTACCAGCATCGGTAACCATGTTGAAAGAAATGCCAGGCGGGATATCGAAATCGATAGTTGCCAACTTATCCAATGCCAAACCGTTAGCAGTAGTCAAAGCGCTATTACCAATGTACAAAGTTTTAGTCGTGTCATTATTGCGAATGTGGATATGCGACCAGCCGTTAGAATTGCCATCGATTTGTACAGGGCTAGTACCAACAGACAAAGTACCGTTAGAGATAGCGCTCATTAGTTACCCTTATAAACAGTATCTGGCGCGTTAGGGTCGATGTTCTGAACCTGCTGCAATTTAGCCGATGGAACGCCTGAGTGCGGGATAACAGGCAAGTCGAAAGCTTTCAAAGTTTCTACCGGATCGAAACCAGCAAGAATCATATCGTTAGCCATCTTCACCTTGATTTCAGTTGAAGACAATTCGGCAGCATTCAAGTTCACGTTTGCTAGCGGTACACGATAAGTGTCGCCACCGTCAACAGGTGGCAAATCTTCTAGACGGTGAATGTCATTGATAGACAGCCAGCCGCCCTGCACGCCTACTGAGTAACCCTGCATACGGGTTGCGAAATCAGCTTCGACCAAACCGTCGAGATTCCACTTAATGAATACGCCTTGTGGTAGAAGGCTAGAGAAACCCTGTTCTAGTTTCTCCACAAACGGGCGAAGCGAGTGCGTAACAAAATCTTGCGACTGCTGTTCAGCCGACGAATAAGATGAAGTGCCTGGAACGCCCAAGAGAACTGGCGGGATTTGGAAAGCACGAGCAACTTCTAGAACCGCGAACTCGCGACTCTGCACCATCTGTGCCTCGTCTGGCGTTGAACCAGTCTTAGTGTACTTAGCGCCACCCGTAAGAATACCGGTGCGGTGAGCCTTGCGGTATCCGGTGTGACGTGCATCGAAACCTTCGACCAATGCGCGAGCTTGTTCCTTAGCAAGAGTTCCCGGATATTCAATAACACCCGAGGTCTGAATGCCGCCACCAAAGAAGCGAGCAGCGAACGCTTGCAAAGCGATAGACAAACCAAAAGATTCTTTTAGCGCTTCAACGCGACCCTTGCCAGTTAGCGCACCTGGTAGAAGTACATCGGTGATGTGAAGAACTTCGTTAGCGGTTAGGCTTTTGTTTTCTTCGCCCTGGTAGTGGAATACCTTACGGCCAGTTGCGGTAGAACGAGTAACGTTAACCAGCGTCGGATCGAGGGCAACAAGGTTGACAATCTCAAGGGTTTCAGGGTCGCGGAAAATGCGAGTGTATGAGTTACCCCAAACGAGAAGGCTAATAAGAGTTTGCTGCCAGAATGCCTGACCTGATACGAGGTCGATATCTGGCTTCTGTACCCAGGCTGGTTTCGGGCGGTAGTATTCGCGAGTACCATTCTTACGAACGAACGTATCGCATGGCAGCGTTGAGATAGTTCCCGAGATAAGGTTTACGGCTGCATAAAAAGCGGTAATGCCGAAAGAAGAATTCGGGGTTACATTCGCGCCTGAGTCAGATTGCCAAGCGAGAGAATCGCCAGCACCCCAAATAGACTGAAACGAAATCGCGCGTTCTTCAGCGCCTTCAAAAGAGTTACCAAGACGACCAAGCATTACTTACGCTCCAAAGCTAGACCAAACAAAACCAAGCCCACGCCAGCAACAATAACGCCAGCGGGGATAAACCAAAGGCCAACACCGAGCGCCACAACCGCAACCCCGGCGGCTTGTAGAATCGTAGCTTTCAACATACCTACCTAAAAAGAAAAGAACTCAGGTACAACCTGCGTTTCTAGTCTACCGCTAGTTGCACGGTCTAGGGCAAGGATGGCTGCAACGGCACAGTCGATGCGGCGACTACTCGCACGATTTTCTTTGACGATACGAACGCCAAGCGCATCCGACTTGGTGACAGCGTTAGATAAGTGGCGGGTGAGCATCGGGTTACCGTCGTGATGCATCCGGCCATCGGTCACATAGTCGAAGAACTTCGCGCACGAAGTAACCATTCGCTTAGCGCTAGTAGACGGATATTCGACAATAGGAATACCAACATCGGCTAGGGCTTCCATGCTGCGTTGCCAACGGTACGGGTCACAGGCGACCTCGCGAACCTTATGCGTCGCGCAGAAATCAATGATGGTCTGTTCGACTTCTTGAATAGGTACACGCCAAGTGTCATCGTGGAACTGGTCATTCTTTTCCCACGCCTTGACCATGAACACATACGGTTTCTCATCATCTTTGGGAATGGTGCAACCAACGATTGCAGTAGCGTCGCCTGAGAATGAGCCGTCGAAGCCGAGCATAATCTCGTCGTCGTCTGTCAACTCGCGGGGTTCTGCATGAGTTTCCCAAGTGCCATTCGGCAACCAACTAATCTGCGAGCTTACCCATTGGTTTAAACGCTTCGTGCGAAACTCGGCTTCAGGGGTGCGGCGAATAGACGAAACAAAGTCGGCTTCAGAAACGATATCGTCGAAGCCAGGATTCGCTTCAATCCACGCATCGCGCGAACGGTGATCCGCATCCGGGTTTGCTTCCCACCAAGCCATGAAAAAAGCCGGGTCAATGATTTCCCCGCGAGCAACCTTCTGGCCGTATTGGTAAAGGCTGTAACAAATAGAGTCTTGCCCTGTCATATCAGACTTAACCCCGGCAGTTGTAATCGCAACCAACTGGCCAATCTTGCCACGGTTACCCATAGCCAAAGAAAACACGTCAAACAGTTCACGGTTCTTATGCGCGTGTAACTCATCCATAATGACGCGGCTAGGGTTCAAACCTTCTTTAGAATAAGCCTCGGCCGAAACAACACGAAAGACACTAGACGTAGCGGGAACATAAATCACTTCGCCACCGCCAATGCCCTCGGCAATCAAACTATAAAGGCCAATAGCAGCAGACGACAAAGCCGACTTGCCATTCTTACGCGGCATCCCAATCAAAGCCGTCTGAGCCATAAGCCCGCCTTGCTCATCACGCGCGTAAAGATGCTTCAACAACTCATGCTGCCAAGGTCGCAACTCCAACGCCTGACCAGCACGCCCGGCAATACCATCCTTACCAATAGAACCAAAGGCTTCTGCAAACTCCGCAGCAAACTCACCATCGCCACGAGCCAAAGCATCCGAGGCAACAGGCGTAAGCCAACGCGGCGGCCAACTACTGTGCATTAGCCTTCTCAGCCTTCTTAGCAAGCAGTTCTTCAAGCTTCGATTTAGTCTTAGCCGAAACCAAACCCAGGCGCGTACGGTCAGACGGACTGAAACCCATCAAAGAAAACGCCGCAACAATCTGCTTCTCAGTTTCCAACAAACTCATATTCGTAGGCCTATCAACAGGATTAGCCGCCCAAGCTTCACGCAACACCTCGCGCCGATCCAACAACTCACAAGCCAACTGAACCAACTGCGTATCAGTCTTAATACTTATCCACAACTCGCCAGCACCAAACACCGAATCC